TGATAATAAACAAGGATTCGGTGGAAAGTGTTTACCAAAAGATTTAGATTTCTTAATTTCTACATTAGATGTACAAGGTATAAATTCAACAGTCTTTAAAGAAATAAAAAAGTTAAACAAAGAGTGGACTGATGTATAATTTAGAGCAAATAAGAGACATACATTTAGAAGTTACCTCACGTTGTCAAGCACGTTGTCCAATGTGTCCAAGACGTATGCAAGGCGGTCCTATGATGCCGTTTGTAACACTAGACGATATAAACTTAGAAACATTTAAAGAATGGTTTCCGGTTAGTTTTATACAACAACTTGACAAAGTTAATATGTGTGGCAACTTAGGTGATCCTATTATTAACACTGAGACACTTGACATATACAAATACTTACGTGAAGTAAACCCTAACATCATTTTGCAAATGCACACAAACGGTAGTGCAAGGAATAGTGCATGGTGGCAAGAACTTGCTAGTGTTGGTGTAACTGTAGTATTTGGAATAGACGGTTTAGCAGATACACACGCTCGTTATAGAATAAACACAGACTTTCACACTATACTAGTAAATGCAAGAACATTTATAAAGGCAGGCGGCAATGCTAGATGGGATATGTTGGTGTTCCGTCATAATAAGCATCAAGTAGAAGAATGTAGACAACTTGCAAGTGAACTAGGTTTTAGTGATTTTAAATATAAGAATTCTAGTAGATTTAAAAATGGTCAATTTAATGTTTTAGATGATAATGGAAAAACAATTGATATTTTGTATCCAACAGAAACAAGCAAAAGTTTTATAAAAATAGTAGAAGAAGCAAAACAAGAAATAAACCCAACAATAACTTGTAAAGCACAAGAATCTAATTCTATATATGTTGGTGCTAACGGTAACATAGCACCTTGTTGTTGGCTAGACTTAGAATGGCTACCACCAGTTAGCGAAAGTAGAATTGATTACATGGATAAAATAGGAAATTTTCCTAATTTAAATAAACATACATTACAAGAAATATTTGACAGTAACTTTTTTAGTAGTGTTGAAAGCACATGGTCAAACGGTTGTTTAAAAGAATGCCAAAAACAATGTGGCAAATTTGATAAACTAGGAGCTCAGTTTGAAAGTTGATATTGAAGATGTACTATTTTGGATGGACGCAATTCGTAATAGCGAAAATCGATATCGTACCTTAGAAAGTTTTTGGAAAGGTCAAGTAAACAGTAAAGTATGGCTAGCTGAGAACCTATTAGAATTTGTACCTGTTAGACCGTTAAATATCGTCATATACGGCGGTTGGAACGGAGTGCTGGCAAGTATACTCTTTAACTCTAACATTGCTGTACAGCGCATTACAAGCGTTGATATAGACCCTGTGTGCGAAGATATAGCAAACACTGTAAACAGACGTTACTTAAATGAAAACAAATTTAGTGCTGTAACAGCAGATATGTGCGAATACACTAGTGATGCTGACGTAGTTATTAATACAAGTTGCGAGCATTTAACACAAGAGCAATATGACAAATGGTTAAGCAATATTCAACCAGGTACTAAAGTAGTATTACAAAGTAATAACTATGTTGACCTTGACGAACACATAAGATGTGCAAGTAGTATGGAAGATTTTGTAAAGCAATCAAAAGTATATGTTGCATATGTTGGAGAATTTAAAACACCTAAGTATACTAGATACATGATTATAGGACATAAATTCAATGAGTAAAACATTTTGCCCTTTGCCATGGATACATTTAGCAACTAGACCAAATGGTGATGTAAGAGTTTGTTGTACAGCAAACGCTAGTGGCGCAGGCAAAACTGACAACAAAGAAGTAGGACTTGTTAAACAAGATGGTGTTAACATGAATCTACGCGATCATACTATTGAAGAAGTTTGGAATAGTGAGCAAATGCGTAATACTAGATTGCAGATGCTTAATGGTGAAGTTCCTTCAAGTTGTAGAAAATGTTTTGAAGAAGAATCAAAAGGTATAAAAAGCAAAAGGAATTGGGAAACTGAAGTGTGGAATGAAAGAATTGATGTACAAGAAATTGTTGATCAAACACACGATGACGGCACGTTGCCTGTAAACATACCTTACTTTGATTTAAGATTAGGTAACCTATGTAATTTAAAATGCATTATGTGTAGTCCGCATGATAGTTCAAAGTGGGTTAAAGATTGGAAATTACAATATCCAAAATACGAACTTATAGATTTAAAACAAGATCAAGGCTGGGATCCTAGTTTTGATTATGTATGGTATAAGAAAAGTAGTTTCTTAGACTCTGTAAAAAATCAAGCACATCATATAAAAGAATTATACTTTGCTGGTGGTGAGCCGTTGCTTATACCAGAACATTATGCAATACTACAATTTATGATAGACGAAGGGTATGCAAAAGATTGTATACTTAGATACAATAGTAATGCTACAGACATATCGCAAAGGTTGTTAGATATGTGGGAATACTTCAAAGAAGTAAAATTTAATTTTAGTATTGACAGTGTTGGCGAAAAGAATGATTACATAAGGCATCCTAGTAAGTGGGATAGCATTGTAAGTAATATGCATTTACTTGATAACACATCAGACCATATTACTGTTAATCTTGCCTGTGCTGTACAACTTCTTAATGTACATAGTTTAGCAGAACTTGCACAATGGAAGTTAGATCAAAACTTTAAAAAAATAAACCGTGCGCCCTACGGCGGCGGCATTATAGGGTTGCATTTAGTGTACTTACCGTCATACTTAAATGTGCGAGTACTACCTCAAGACTTAAAAGACCAAGCCGCAGATACGATAAGTAAGTTTGCTAATAGTATTAACACACACGAATTCATAAACAGTGCTTATGGCAAAATGCGTTGGCTAGGATTAGTTGATTATATGAATTCAGAAGATTGGTCACATAAACTTCCAGCGGCTGTACAATACTTAGAAATATGCGACAAAACAAGAGAATTAAACTTTAGAAATACGTTTAAAGAATTGAGAAATATATGACACCTGAAGAAATTGAAAGAGGACTACGTTGGCAAAGTTTAGTCAATTTAGGTAACCAAGTAAAACTAAAATGGCATATCGACCATCACCAAGTTGAGCAACAACTAGAACAGTTTAAAGACAACTGGTGTCCTTATAATGCTAAAAAAGATACCCACAATAATCGTTGGGGGCTACCAGTAACAAGTCATACTGGCGATGTTATGGACAATTACCATTTGAATAGTTTTGGTCATATGCAGAAATATCATGATGTAGAAATGAAGGAAGAAAATTTTAACACACCAACAGACGTGTACAATAATATTCCAGAAATTAAAAGATTAGTAGATGTGTTTGCACCCGATATTGGCCGTGTACATATTGTAAAAGTAGATCAAGGAGGCTTCTTTCCTCCACATAGAGATTTTCACGGTATAAGTCCAGAATACTTTAGATTGCTAGTAGTGTTTGGTCGTTGTAGTCCTGAAAATTATGTACAAATGATTGACGGTAGACCATTATATCCAGAACCTGGGTTTGTTTATTTTACAAACTTCCAACTAGATCACAGTGTGTTTAGTTTTAGTGATAACTTGTATTCGTTAATTTTAACAGTAAAATTAAATGAACGTACACAACAACTAGTTCTAGATAACACAATGGCAGAATGAAACTCTCTTACAAAGATCCTGCAAAGGAAGATTGGTTTTTAGTTAGTTGGACGCTATCTAATAAATGCAATTACCGTTGTTCTTATTGTCCAAGCAGACTTCATGACGGAAGCACAGGGCATAAAAAGTGGGACACTGTTAAAAACTTTGTAGAAAACTTTGATGCTAATGGAAAACAGATTTGCTATAGGATCTCCGGCGGCGAACCTACTTATTGGAAACATTTTATTGACATGGCTAAACTTGTAAAACAGCAAGGTCAGTACTTTAGTTTTTTAACCAACGCAAGTCAAAAAGTAGAATACTTTGCTAAAATAACAGAACATACTGACGGAATGATTATAAGTTATCATCCTGAATTTGCTAACATTGATCATATAATAGAAGTTATAAAAGTAATGACTTGTCCTGTTGCTGTTAATCTTATGATGTTACCTGACAATTTTGATGAACTATTAGATATTGCAGAACGCTTGTTTAATTGTAGTGACAACGTAATGATATGGCCAAAAGTAATTTTAGACAAACAAGAAATTGATGGCTACCCAACTAATGAAGTAAGTGCATATTCAATGTCGCAACAAAACATTATAACTAATTGGCCTTATACACGTAAACTAGACGACACAAAATTACACAGAGGCGGCCTATTATTAGATGGCAAAGACATTAATGCAAACGATTTAATAGTTAATGAGCTCAATGCACACAAAGGTTGGAACTGTTGGGCAGGGTTAGATATGATTAGCATTGATATGTGGGGAGACATATATCGTGCTGAATGCCAGCAAGGTGGCAAAATAGGTAATTTAGAAAAATATACTTTGCCTAATAAAACAATTACATGCGGTAAAGAAAACTGTTATTGTTTAAGTGATATCTATCTACGTAAAGAGTTGATTGCTGTTCAGCAAATTTAATTCGCTATCAAATATTAACATAAAGTGTTGACCATCGACTTTTCTATATGCCATACAACATACTAAGTCATTCTTTACACACGGTCTGCCTAACATATAATCAATAAGATATAATGTTTTAATATTTGCATTTTCATCTACACTCATTATAGGACAGCTAGGTGTACCTGACGGAAAAAATATTGCTTTGTTGTTTAGTTCTATGCCGCAACGATATCTAAATTTGCCACCAAAGTTAAGACCAATATCAAATACTTTGCTCTCTTTTGTATTAGTATCAAATATAATTCCCCAGTTACTATCTTTAGTATATTCGTCACCGTACGGTAGTGCAATTATTTTATTATTTACTAGTACGCCGCCGTTGTACTTTTTAGCAAAGTCATAGGGTAATTTTAAATTATGATACGTTGCTAGATTAGTAGTTGTGTCAAATTCTACTAGTTCTGTAATACCAGATGTTTCACCAAAAGGCAAACTGTAAAGTATGTTATCTTTTACTATTATATCACTAAACTTTCTAGTAATATTATTGTTTACATCTAAGTCAAAACTTTCAAAGTTATTGCCGTCAAAACTTAGTAGTTTGTTGTAGCCAGGTTCGTCACCTCTAGGCATACTCCAATACTTTCCATTACAATACACAGTACCCATGTGTAGTTTTTTGCCTTCGTAGGGAAGTTTATGTTCTGTAACCTTGCCGTTGTTAATATACAATCCGTAGTTAGTACCTTCGTAACCTAAAGGAAAACTAAAAGCAGACGTACCGTTTGATGCAATACTGTAAAATTGTCCTTTGCCTGCAAACGGTAATTTGTGATATACTACATCATTATCTTTAATTTGCACTACAACATTAAGTTCATCGTATATGCCATATGGTATAAGCCATAAATCATTATCTAAAACAATAGGAGCATTAGTTTTGCTAGTAGCAGGAGGTAGATCTAATGTAATAGTGTTTTTATTAAAACGCCAAACATCTGCATACTCCTTACATTGTTCTGTAGCAAAAGGTGGACTTGTTAAAGTATTATTCCAGTCAAGGAGTAATAGGTGTTTTATATTTTCCTCTTTGTAGAAATCTTCAAATGCTTTATACATCATTTAAATCAAAAGTCTTTATAACTTTTTCCTTTATTGTGTCAAACACTAGTACAGTTTGAAACGAATCACTTTCTCCGTATGGGAATGCATATATTATATCGTTTATAATTACACATTGGTTATACTTTTCAATAGTAGTGTTGTCTGTAAAATGTTCACTTACATCAATAGTATATGTTTTATTTGTTTCTGTATCTATAACTAATACTTCTGCTAAGTCCCCTTGACTTTTCCAAGTGTCAACAGGTTCACAAACACAGCCGCCTCTAGGTATATAATATATTTTGCGTTGGCTGTTTTCTAATCCAGCAAAATATTTTTTACTTTCTTTACCAATGCCAAGGTCTTTTGTATAGTGTTCTCCGTTAGCAAGTATAACTAACATTTCACTCCAGTCTTCGTCATGCCCTGCAGGCGGAAAATAAATGTTACCGTTGGTTGCTACAGTGTGTGAATAATATTTTCTACTAGTGCCTTTTATTCCTGTTCGTATACTTTCCCAATCACCGTTGTATTTTAACATAATATCAAAGTTTGGATTTTCACTGTATGGCGGAGCATACAATGTTCCATTACTATTAGCAAGGGTAGTAAATTTTTTATTTGTCATCGGCTCACTATCATAGTCTTGCCAATGGTCGCTTAGGTCAGTAAGTTTATATGTTAATGAATCACAGTCAAACTCAATAGATTCTGAAAAATAATTATCTAAGTTTTCGCCACGTGGCACGCCTATAATTTTATTACCTAATAATTGTGTAGTATGCCATTTCTTTGCATCACTTGCTGATTTAATATTTACATATGATCTAGTATATGTTTCTGTGTCAATAGATATTGCCCAACTAAAATCATTATGTTCACCATAGGGCAACGCAAATATACTGTTACCGTATACATGTGGACATAACCATTTGCCTTTGTCGTTAAATGTATCAAGGTACTTAATGTCATTTGTCTTTGTATCTACAACTAGTATGTTTCTTTCGTTATATGGTAAAAAAAATATTTTATCTCCAACAACTACACCACGTTGCCATTTTTCAAAACTATCGTCTACTTGTAATTGTATTTTTTCAAATGAATCTGTGTCAGTGTCAAACACTAGCATGTAGTCTACAACACTGTCTAATCCGTAAGGGGGAATGTATATTTTATTTTTATATACTGTGGGATAACTAAAACTTTGAGGGGTCAAATTTATCTCCAAATGCACTACGTAGGTCTTTCTGCATTTTCTCTATAACCATATGTTTAGGATATACATTACAATTATCCCAATCAATCATGTACATGTCATCACCGTTAACAATTATATTACTTAACACCCAATCGCCATGCACATATGGTAAAGTTTGCTCAATATTGTCTAAACAAAATTTATATATTTTTTCTATAAATTCTGGTGTGTGTTCTAGTGTACTTGCAGGAACACCTTCTATTTCTTTTGTATCTAACCACATGCACTCGTCGTTGTGTCCGTGGTATACAACATGGTCGGGAACAATACTTTTAAGCATTTTTACATGTTCGTCTAGCCATATTGTATCTACAAAGTGCCATAGTTTTCTATAGTAACCATCGCCTTTATAAACACTTCTCTTTTTTTGTTTATTTGTTTTAATTAAGTCCATATGCTTTTGCTACCGGAGGTAGGTAATCCTTTATATACATTTTACGCCAACTGTCTAACTTATTAATATTGTATTTAAATTCTTCTTGCTTTAGTAGGTTAGCAGGCTCATTCATCCATTTATCTACACCTTGAAATTGTGCTTTTAATTCGTCGGGTGCATTTTTAACATGTAACCAATCAGGAGTCATAAGTAAATTTTCAAAGATACTCCAGTTACGCTTGTCTGCATATTCTTTTATGTCGTCATAGAACCATGCGTTCAAAGTACTAATAGTAGGACTTATATCAACTTTACAAAAGTCAGCCCAACGTTTTGCATTTTCTTCTGCTTCTTTCCATTTAGTGCCGTGCCTAATATAGTTTATACGATCGTCGGTAGCATCTAAACTAAAACTCATAATAACCATATTAAATTTTCTAAGTAACTTTTCTAATTTAGGATTCCAAATTGTACAGTTGGTATTAAAACGTATTATTGTTTCTGGACTTAATCTTTCTAAAAATCTAGGTAAATGTTTTACCATCATAGGTTCGCCACCGGTCATGTATACTTCGTGTATTGGTAAGTCAAGTAATTTATCAAATGTTTTGTCGTCTGCCCAATTAAAATGCGGAACATCTAATACTCCGTGTAACGGTGTAACACCTGCTTTCTGCATAGCAACAGCTTCTTCTGCTATTGAACTAGAACTCATGTGCCAACAACTAATACATTTTAAATTACAACTATTGCCTAAACGTAAATCTAAATGACTGAGTCCTGGACCGTATCTTCTTTCTTTTTGACGTTGACTTTGTAGACCGTGTTCTTCCATTTCTTTGCAACGCCTGCAAGCATCAGGCCATTCACCGCCCGCCATCTGCTCTCTGATACCTCTATGGAAATCACTGTCGTGCCATTCTTGCGGTGTGTGTGTTTTGATATTGTATTCGCCCTCAGGCTCTAAGCTCATACAGCATAATCTATATGATCCATTAGTACCTACATTGATTTGATTATCAAGATATTTACATCTCACGACTAAACACACTCCTTAAAAACTTGCATAAGTATATTTAACACTACAGGGTAAAGAAAAAAGTAAACATGAACGCTGAATTAGAGAAATACTTGTTAGAAAATGACAAGCAAATAGATATAACATATCCAGAACAATTCGATCCTAAATGGGTTGTAATGGAAAGCGGTTGGCCGTGTTTTAAATTAAGTGCATTAGACAATCAACCGTGGAAAGAAATGCACAAAGAAGCCGAAGCACTTGCAGACAAGTTTCATTTACATAGAGAAACTACATATGGAAAAGGCTGGAAAAGCCTAACACTACATGGATTGAATGAAGATACCCAAACATTGAATAGTTATGGCGATAGACAAGAATCAATTAAACAACTAGACTGGACTTGGGTAGCAGATGAATGTCCTGTTACTAAAAAGTTTTTAACAGATGTATGGCCAGCGGAGTTTTTAAATCGTGTAAGGTTTATGTTACTTGAACCAGGTGGATATATTCTTCCACATCAAGATAGATCAGATGAAGAAAAACGTTTGAGTGTTTGTAATATAAGTTTAAACAATCCTAAAGGTTGTAGATTTGTTTTTAAAGACCACGGTAGAGTTCCGTTTGATGATAATGGTAGTGCATACTTAATGGATATATCTAATGTTCATGCTGTATATAATAACAGTGATAAGCCAAGAATACATATGATTATACATTACGAACTTGGTAGACGTATTAGAGATTTTTTCTATGTCTTAAGAGCAAGTTACTATACTAACAGAGGGTAAAATGAAAGACTGGAATAGTATTACTATTGATCGTTATTACGAAGATCTAAAAATTGATAACAGAGTAGGCATTGGCATACTTAATATTAATCGTGATATAGATAATACATGGCTACAAAAACGATGTTTTGATATGACCTATTTTTATATTAATCGTATGATTAAAATGGGCATGTGTAGTTATGTAGGATTTCATAAAACTGTTGAAGAAATATTAGAACAAAGTCTCCAAAAGAATAAAGAGTTTGCAATGATTGCATGTCAAGGATTGTTTTTATTTAGAGGACCTAGTTTAATAACTCAAAGTTTAAATTACTATGATAACAATAAAGACTTCTTTGCAATAGGTCATATAATGGACAAAGAAGCACAAACAGGAATGCAAGGTTCATATCCTGGATTGCATAGACAATACCTATTTGTTAATTTACAAAAATGGGTAGAACTTGGCAAACCTAAGTTTGACGAAATGGGTGTATTTAGGGACAGAAAGCCTTTACTACAAAATTACAAACTTAGTGAAGATACAGTACATAGCCATTATACTCCTAAGTGGATAGGTCCTGCAGACAATGCACAAGAAAAACATGTTGAGATCACAGCAGACGGAAGTAACTGGATAGACATTGCTATACGTGCAGGCATAACTATAGATAATTTAACAAATGATATGCGTGATTGTAAAGTATTTTTATATCCATATGAGAATACACAGCAACTTGCAAATGCATGGCTTAACAAAGATCAAGACGAAGGCTTAAATCAAAGTCAAGCGGCTTGGATACGCAAACTTGGGTATCAAGAATTTATAGAAAAAGATAGAGTATACGCATTTAACACAGAAACACTTTCGGGTGAAGGAGTACGAACAGATGGTAAATTGATTGATCATTTGTTTAGTGCCGCCGCCGGCTTTAAGCCACTTGCCATACTAAACACAAACGGCTTTCATAAAGATACTACAGTAAATTATTTTGATTGGTGCGAAGCAAGTTTAAATTATAAAAAACACTTGTTAGAAACTTGGGATGGATATGATTTAGACAAATGGTTATTAGAACACGATCTTAAATATAACTTTAGTAGTACCTATAGAGGAAACTACAAAAAGTTTTGGGAACAAGAAGTTAAGGAACATGGGGGCAAAGAAGCGTTCAAAGAATTATGGGATAGGTATAGACAACTTAAACATACTTTCAATGTTGTAGATTTAGTAACACAACCTCACCAGTTATTTGAACTAATAAATACTGTACAAGGAACAAAAGTACTGTGGACTACAAACATTTGGTCAAGCGAAATGCTACAATGGAATGTAGAACCGGAACAACTTGAACAGCATTGGTTTAAATTTGAAGAAATGATTCCAGAAGACTTAGTGCTATATGGGCACGACTATGTCGCAATGGATATGAGAGAAAGGTTAAGAAATGGAAAACGCACAACACATCCAAGATTTGAGAATAATTAAAAACTACGATCCTATTAATCATGGCTTAACTCACGATTTTTTATATAACAACAACGATTGGGATATAATTGAACTTAACTATAACGTAGATGCTGAAAAACTAAAACTATGGTGGGCCGACGTTAAAGAAAACTTTGATCACATGTTGTTTAACTTTAATAAGATGGCTGAAAAACTTAACTTAGAAAAAAGTAAGGAAATGGTAGAGCAAGGGTTTTGCGGTTACTATTGCGGACCAATTGATGGTGTAACCCTAGCATGGCCTATAGAACGTTATGAAGCACTACCGCCGCCAGCACAATGTAATTCTGAAATGTATCCTGAAGTAGATTACGATAACTTTATTAACGATGCAAAAATTATGCCTAAGTTACACTTTGGATATTTTAAACACTTAGTAGAAGAATTAGGAACAGATGCTTTTAGACAAGCGATTGTTACCAGGCATCATCCGGGTATGTATATACGTCAGCATATAGATAGTAAAGTACTTAAATTACACATTCCTATAGAAAGTAATAAAAACAGTTATTTCCATTTTGGTGAAAATAAAGAACGCTCATATCATATGAAAGAAGGTAAAGCATATATTCTTAACACTGGAGATTGGCACGGAACTACTAACGATAGTGAAGACTACAGATCGCATATCATTACAAGAGTAACAGAAGACCATATTTTAAATGTAATAGGTATGACAAATGGATAGAGTTCTGCAACCTTCTCAAGTTGACTTGTCAGTTTTAGAAAGTTTAGAATGGGACATTATAATATTAGATAAAAAAATAGATATCGAAAATTTACAACATTGGTATAATATTGTTACATCTAATTTAGACTACTTAAAATTTAATTTTCAAACATGTTCTGAGTACATAAAAGAATCTGTTAATAATAAATTTACTACTGATACAAATGATTACGAATGGGAACGTAACAAAACATATGAAGTATTAACTAACTCATGGACATTAACTTGGCCAACTCACAGAGATGTACCGCTTCCGCCACCTTGGGCTGCCGGCGTAGAGTTTTTTACAGAATTAAAAAGTTACTTTGACAATGACGGTAATGTTATAAAAGATTTTGATTATAATGAAAATACATATCTTACCCAATATAATTTTGGAGAATGGAAATCTATAGTAGAAGAAATAGGCAACTATATTTACAATCCACGAATAACACAACACATGCCCGAACACATACTTCATCCACACACTGACGGATACTGTGCTAGACTACACATTCCTATGACATATGATAATAGCAAATTTTACTGGGGAGAAAATTGGAATAGAGAATATAACTTTGAACCAGGAAATGTTTACATTATAAATTCAAGAGTTAAACACTCTACTACAAACTTTAGTCCCACATCAAGAGCAAATATTATTTCAGATATACGTAACGATAAATTTATGGATTTAGTAAATTGGAAATGAAACGATATATAGAAGAACATCAAACAGTTGATCTAGGCTTTGACGTTAAACGTGTATTTTGTGTTGATGTAAAAAAGTTACAAGACTGGTATAATAATCTACAAGAAAATTACAAAGATTGGAAATTTATTGTAGGAGAGAATCATCATGTGTGGCAGTTCCCAATTAGTGACCCTACTGGGGAGACTGGACATATTATACCCGACGAAACTGGTTACTATACGTTATGCTGGAATAGTGACGAAGAAGGTCCTAAGCCTTTTGAGCAAGGTTGTGCAAAACCTGAGTATAGGGATAATGATAACGATGAATTAAATCCTAGAAAATGTTTTACAGGATACGGATTAGAAGTTGTTAAAAGCCTACCTTTTCGTAGTAAAAAATGGTTAGTAACTGAGCATGTAACTGGAACTAAATTAATTACGCATCAAGATAGTCCTGATAAAATTAGGGTACATATTCCGATACACACTAACAAAGATAGTAATTGGATTATAAACGGTAAAGAATATCATATGGAACCAGGTTGGGCATATCTTGTAAACACAACACTTCCTCACAGTGTTGAAAACAAAGGCACAACAGACAGAGTACACCTTTATGGTAAAGTGTGGACTAAGGACGTAAAAGCATGGTTAATGTAAAAACATATGCAATGAAAGATGTGCAACCTATACCAAACAACGAATATCTTATTGGCATACACAGTAACGGTAATTGGATACATTCTGAGCCTGTTATGGCAGATGCAGATAATGTTTTAAATTTAAAATTTGAGGATGTTGAAAAAACAGGATTAAAATCAATCAAGTGGTACAATAACACACAAAGAATAATACATGCTACAGCATGTAGCGATAGACAAGCAAAACAAATTATATATTTTGTACGCAAGATTCCAGAAAATGCAACACTACATATATATTGTGCAAAAGGACAATCAAGAAGTGTTGCTGTTGCTAACTACGTTAAGAAATATTATAATAATGAAACAATAGATGACAGTGGTCATAACAAACATGTTTATAGTTTATTAGAAAGGTACCATGATGTTTGATTTTGATATTAAAGAGTTACCTAACTTTAAATTCTCATTGCAAGAACTAAAAGACTATTATGTTAAAGTATCTCAGTATAACAACTTAAAGTGGCAACCAGATAGTACAAATACATTAGACCACAAAGTAAATGATGTATACAGTTGGGCTATACAAAGTAATTTAAAAGATACTACAAAGCCTTGCCCACCGTATGACATTAAACATGATAGTGAAGTATTAGGTACTTTTGATAATCCTACCGAGCTTGTATTTGGGTTTGGCAAGTATATTATAGATGCAATACCTAATGTTAGACAAACAGTTATAAGTGCTCACCCGCCTAATACAGTTATACAACAACATGTAGATAATACTGAGTTTGTTAAAGTACATATACCTATACAAACAAATGATCAAAGTTATTTTGTATTTGGTGATTCAAAGTATAATTTACAAGAAGGTAAAGCATATCTTATTAACACCACTAATCAACATGGAACAATTAATCAAGGCGATACAGACAGAATACATTTAATATTTAAAATACCTATAGACAATGTAGATGAACTACTAAACACAGATTGGATATTAGATCCAGCCCAAGTAAACTTTGATTGTAAAAAAATAGAAAATGTAAAATTTAATTTTGATGAACTTAAAGAATACTATAATGACCTTGTTGATAATTTTGACTACTTAAAATGGACAATGCCTGAAGTTCCAGGAACTAATCTTAAAGGACTATATGGTTATGCTATACTAACTAATTGCGAAAATATAGACGAGCGTCCTTTACCTCCAGGCATGCGTAAAGATAAAAAAGCATTTGATCCTATTATAAAACCTACTAAGATGCTCAAAGGGTTTGCTAAAAAACTATATGATCAAATTCCTTACATAGAAGAATTAGTAATTACTGGACATCCTGAACATTCAGGAATACCTCCGCATGCAGATAAAGATGAACATGTAAGAGTCCATATTCCATTGTATGCTAATAACGATTCGCATTTTATTATTAACGAACATCCGTATGTATTAGAACCTAATAATGTTTACATTGTAAATACAAAACGTATACACACTACAATTAATAAAGGTTCTACAGATAGAATCCATTTACATTTTAAAATTCCTATAGGAAAAATAAATATTTTTTTAAGGACACAAATAAACGTATGAATATTTTAATTGTAGGTGGAGGAACAGCTGGGTGGTCAGCGGCTGCATATCTTAGCAGAAGTTATAATGTAACTCTTGTAGAGAGTAGTGATGTTCCTATTATTGGAGTAGGTGAAAGTACTTTACCACTGATGCAAAAATTTTGTCAAGATTTAGAACTTGAAGAATCTCAATGGATGGACAAATGCAATGCAATTCATAAATTAGGAATACAACATATTGGTTGGAAGAAAGACGTAGATGAATCATGGTTTCATTGGTTTTTATACGACAGAAATGGGCACGACACTTTTGATCATTTAGAAAAGGGAACACTACCGCAAGGAACGTTTGAATATGCATATCATGTAGATGCAACTAAATTTGGAATCGAAGTAATGAAGCCATTAGCATTAGCAAACGGTGTCACTCATATAATAGACAATGTAGATGATATTGTACTAGATGATGATAACAGTGTTGACTATGTTGTATTATCTAAGACCGGTAAGGCAAAATATGACTTATATGTAGATTGTTCTGGATTTGCAAAAATATTTGCTAAAAAACAAAACACTGAATTTCAACAATATGATTATTTAAAAAATGATAGTGCTATAGCATGTCCTCAATTATTAGATACAGATATTAAAAGACACACTATAACTAGAACAATGAATCATGGATGGATGTGGGAAATATCTTTACAAAATAGAAGAGGCGTAGGGTATGTTTACAGTAGCGAATTTTGTTCAGACGACGAAGCAATAGAAGAATACTTAGAGCATTGGCCCAATACTGATAAATCAAAGTTAAGGGTTTTAAAATTTACACCTGGTTATGCTAAAACTCCATTCTACAAAAATGTTGCATCCATAGGTTTAAGTGCAGGATTTATAGAACCATTAGAAGCAAATGGAATATGGTTAATTAATTTTAGTATTATGGGATTGTATAGATGTCTACAAGAAGGTACATCTTTTGATGTGTTTAATAGAAGGTACAAGACAATAATGGAAGATGTCAAAAATTTTACAATAAGTCACTACACACTATCAGAATTAGATCATACACCTTATTGGAAACATTTTAATAACTTAGAAAAGCAATTAAACACTAAAGCCATAGTTAAAGAAAAAGGCGAACAACCAGACACTGCCTTTGGATCATCATTGAATTTGTTTCACCCTTACAGTTGGTGGTCTAAATCTAAATATTTTTTACGTTCTAAATAATATTTTTCTATATTAATCTTCCACAAATTTTGTGGAACATTGTACAATTCCATTGTACGATCTAACGTCCAAATTCCTGTTTTAGCAAGCATTGGCATAATAGTATTATTCATACGTTGACTTTTACCACCATCGTTGTTAATATTAGTACTAATATAAAGTTCTGCATTAGGATTATTAGTTGCCCAATCAATCTGTATAGGTAATAGATAACTTAAATGAATACCAGTTTTAAATATATTTCTACCAGTACCTAATGTGTAGCCCGGCAGTTGTGCGCCTCTAAATAATAGTCTATAGGCATTAGGTGATACTTCAGGAAGTTTGTGAGCACCAGCAATACTTACAATACGGTCTTCATCAAACGCTGCACACCAAAACGGGCACCAGTCCCATTTCATTTTTTCTAAAGAAGTGTTGTTACTATAGGACTGAGAATTACAAAATACCTCAACAGCATCTCTATCAGTTTTAGATAATGTTCTAAACGTCAGTCTTCCAAGTTTTTCCATTTGCTTCTTTTCTTCTATGTGAGAATGTCATTGTGTTTGTATCAAAAATATCACCTGTAGATCTGCCATTTATTATTGCTTCACCTAAAGAAGATGTTGCTGTTACAGGGTGAAACATTATATGATCGTCTGTTGGCCGGTTATGCAAATCAAAACTAGGGCTGTCATATCCTATAAGAATAGGGGGAGGAAACTCTGTCATACCGTACCAGTTTGCTACACACTGTACACCTCTATTTTTAAATGCATCTATAAAGTCTTGATCTATTGTATTACTGCCTGTTACCATGTAACGTACACAACTCATATCTAAGTCTTTAAAGCCTTTTGTACTTTGTAAAAGCTCTAAATGACGCGGTATAAGCGCAATATAAGACGGTTGTAAGCGTTTAAATGCTTGTATGTACGTATATGGTGTAAAGTTGCTACAAACGTACTGTGCGCCGCTTAAAACGCTAGGATACGCTGTTATAGTCCAATGTGCAATAGTATTAGCAGGAAACACATCTAGTACAACATCCTTGCTGGTTAGTTGTATTTCTTTAGCACTACGTCTAGCACATTCATTAATGTATTCCCAAGAGTGTGTAATTTGTTTAGGTTCGTCTGTACTACCTGATGTAAACAATGTTATTGAGCTCATTACAATCTCCCAAGTATGTAGTCTGCTATATCTTTATGAACTTGTATTCCAGGATGACCAGAATCTTTAAATAAATCTCTAGCATATCTTAAATTAATATCGCTAGTATCTACTTTATCTAAATCGTATGCAAAAATATCATTATCAATTATAAATTGTTCTTTTGGTTTAAAGGTCAGTTCAATTAATTTTATACCTAAACTTTTACAAACGGATTTTAGTTGTTGCCTAAGATAAGTTGCTTCTTCGTAAAAGAAGTTGCTGTTCTCTGATACTTTATATAATTTAGCATATTCATCTATACTAGACATATGATTATGATAGCAGAAAAATGCTTTGTCTTTATTAAAAAATGTAGTTGCACTTACAGGCGGATATTCTATAACTAACACATCGGGTTTGCTATGATTTTTTAAGTAATTAAAGAATGACAATACCTGCACTTTTATTGTGTAGGTAGGACCTGAATGATTTATAAAATCTAATTTTGCGTCATTACTTACAAGTTCGCTAAAGCGATCATTTTGGTCAATGCCAATTCCTAATGTAAAACTTGTACCACTAAAATAGATAGACTTACCTTCAGAAGTAATATTATCTGACATGCGTAGGCCATAATTGTTAAAGGCATAATTAACTTTTTTATCTCGATAGATCCAGTCTTGCGGAGCATACTTTAAATTTCGATTGTATAGTTGTTCAGTATCTGTTCCGTAAAACATAGGGGTACTGTTTGGCACCATACTAGAGTGTGTATAAGGCCAACTATCAATATTAAAGTTAACAATAGTTTCTAACTTAGCCATTATATGTTATATGTGTCTCGCTTTTTAATAGTCGGTCTACAGCGTCATTTGATGGGTCAGAGTGTAGCAACACCCATTCATCATTGCCGTGGTTTACAGGAGCATGTACATTGCTAACATTAACTAGATAAATTTCACCGGGCTTAGGATTATAACTTGCACGTTCGTATTGCCAAGTATCAGCAGGTGTTTCTCCTAACTGTGAAAAGAAATGCCATGATGAATCTTTGTTAGTTTCTAAATTAACATGTAGTCTAATCATGTGTTCTGACATATCTTCACCGTCGTGATCTCTATGAGGACCTATACCTGCTTCAGTGCCGCAATTCATAGCTCTACCCCAAGTCCATGCATCTTGGCCTAGTGTTTCAACCATATTTTTATATGCGCCAAAATAGTATTGATCTAAATGATTGTTCATTTTATTTCCCCAATTAGGATCTTCTAATTCAGGAAACTTTTCTTTATCACAAAACATTGGTCCTGGTATAGGATCTGTTCTTTGTACTGGCCATTGTAAAGTCCAATAACCTGCATCTCCTACACACATGCCGTTCATTCTAGGGTTTTCTAAGAAATGTGATTGAAATAAATCTTTCATAGAAAACAAAAATAGACTTTCGGGGGAGGTAGTTTTTACAGTTTCAAACCATTCTAGCAAAGGCTTAGGATCTATAGTAACATTTAACTTTACCATATCCCAGTCTAAGTTTCTTAAATCTTCTCTAGTATAGTTTTGTGGATCTGTAATTATTTTGGTCATAAAAAAACTCCTTCTGTAGTATTTAACCTACATTTAGGAGTTTTTAAAGTAATGTGATTAGTTTAAGTCTACCCAAGCACTACCTGTATAGCCTTGGAACTTAGTGTTTGTAGTATTAAAAATTATCATACCTGCCGCTGGTGCTGTTACAGCTGCATCACGTGCTGCATCGTCTGCATATACGCCTGGTTGTAATACTGGAGATTGGAATACACCAACATTATCTAATGTTGCTTTTTGAGCATCGGCTACGTTTGGACCATTAAGAACGGCAAATACTAATTTACCAAGTGGTAATGTACTAACACCGTCACTTTGTTGTGTTAATTCTGCTCTAATGTTACACGGAGCAAGTGGAACTTCACTTCCACCTGGAATTGTTACTAAGCCACCAAAGTCAAGTCTTCCTAAGTTATCACCAGTTTGTAATACTGTTTGACTTTCGTATGTTCCGTTGTGGTTATAAAGTCTTACGTTTGCACCAGATCCTTCAGTTGAACCATTCACAGTAACAATTTCTAAGCCAGGAACGTTTGCATTAGATATTACTGTAATACCTGTTTGTGATGTTAAATCATCATCTCTTGTATCAAACGTAGCATTTTGTGTAGTTTCAATAACACCTTTAAATTTACCATCAGTGCCATCAATAACTAGTGAACTATCATCACCAAATACGCTACCAGTTACATCGCCTGTGATGTTAATAGGGTATGTAGCACCGTCAATTAATCCACCTGATACATCTGTACCATTTACCCAGCCAGCA